CTATGGGACAGGCCTTGGAGCTGCTCTGGCGGTTGCTGCGGATATGGCTGTTCAATCTCAATTATTGGCTCCTAGTCATGCTGCCGCGTTTATCTTAGGCGGTGGCGGGACATACGCCCGTCAAATGGCGCAACAATCTTATTTAAGGCGCATAGCCGATAACGCTGTTGAAATGATGTTATCTAGAAATCCAAATGACCATGCGCGTCTATCACAGATGATGACGCAAAACCCAGACTTTGCTAAAATGGTCGAACAAATAAATACATCTCTTCAGCCTGCAGAACAGCCTCGTAAAGAAAGACAGGGCCGCGCCACAGGTGGATATGTCACTCATGGCATGACGGCAGACATGCTCATTGCTGCTGCTGAAAGAGCAAAAAAACAAAACCAACAAACGACAAAAAAGATATTAGAGGCGCCTGACGAGCATGTCGCAAAGGCGCTCGAAGTCGCAAATCAACATATTTGAGGAATAAGATATGACCAGTAAAACAAATTTAACAGAGCCTGCTCTCAACTCACTAAATTGGAATGTTCCTTTAAACGCAAATTTTGGAACAATTGATACAGCCTTTTCAGGCGTTGCCACATATACTTTTAGCAACTCAAACTTAACTATTAATACGTCAGACTTGCCTAATTTTAGATTTCTTTGTATTGGAACTTTATCTGCAAATTGTAATCTCGTTATTCCGGCAAACATCGCCGGATTTTGGATGGTAAGTAATTTCACATCTGGAGGATTTTCTTTTAACGTCGTTAGCGCGGGTGGCGGGACGTCTTTGCAAATTGCGCCAGGTTATAGTGCAATTATTTATTGTGATGGAACAAACGTATATAACACAAATGGATATTCAAGCGGCACTGCATCAGGTGGGACACCAATAGGAACTGTTGCAATGTATGCTGCAAATGCTACTCCTCCTGGGTGGTTGTTATGTGATGGAACTTCATATAGCACTACTGGAATTTACGCTAATTTATATAATACAATTGGGTATGTATGGGGTGGTTCTGGAGCTAATTTTAATGTCCCAGATTTACGCGGAATGTTTGTTCGAGGAACAGGGACGAATGCGGCATATCCAACAGCTGTTGGTGGCTCTATAGGATCTTCTGGACATCAGAATGATCAATTCCAAGGACATTATCATAGTATAAATGATCCACAACACCAACATACATATACGGTTGCATCTGGTTCTCAAGCAGCTCAACTAATTAATGGCCCATCATGCGGAGCATCATCTTCTAATACAGGCTATGCATCAACTGGAATTACAGTTACAGCCCCTACAAATGATGGAACAAATGGAGTGCCAAGGACAGGTTCTGAAACAAGACCCCAAAATTATGCACTGTGGTATATCATCAAATACTGAATGCGCATTCAATGCATCCAGACCATTATGCATTTATCGTAAAAATGATGAAGGCGTTTTTAATTGCCTCCATCGTTATTTATTCTTTCAAGTGCGGAAGAATATTTTATACAATGCTTACTTCAGATTTTTATTAATTTTTCTGCCGGTATCTTAGCTGGGTAATAGCATATTTTATAGTGATCACTACAATATGCGCCGCGGTCTTGTTTTTCTCCGCAATATTTAATTGGTGTATCATCTCCTGATACAATAAATCTGCACGATGTTCTTTTTAAATCTATTAAATCTATTCCACCATCTCGCGTTGGAAGTATCGGTATTGGGTATGTTTTTTCTTGCTTCTCAACTTCTATTACAAGAGGTTTTTTTAATTTTTTTGCATTTCTTTTTTGGTAGTCTTCTTCTCTTTTTTCTCTGGCAAGACTAACTCTTTTTTTATGTTCAACTTTTTCATTTCTTTTAAACTTAAATCCTTTTTTTCTAAGTCTATTAACAACCCCAATGACAGCGTTTCTTGTTAGAGATAGTATTTCACCAATTTGAGTCCCGCTAAGACCTTCTTCCCATAATTCGACGATTTTGGTTTTTTGATCTTCTGATATCATTGATTACATTCCTTGAGTTATTTCAATTTTAATGTAAAATGCACAAGTCTTTGACATAAAACGATAATATTTACCGTTTATGTAAAGAACAGCCTACTATTGCAAGGATATGTTATGATATCAAGATCAGAGGCTGAAGAAATTTTATTATTAATAGAAAATGCCCTCCAGGACGGCGACTACCCGGATGGCCATAAATGTAAAAGCCATGAAAGATTGGCGTCAGCGACTGTTTCAAAAAAGCTCGGTGTTCATAGGTCAGTTATTGCTCGAAAACTGGCAGAAATAAAAAAAGAACATGGCCTTGAACCCAATTGGGATACATTTAAAAAACAAAAAGAAGAAGACCCAGACCACATTACGGTGCGGCGCCTTAAAGACAAGCTGGCAATGGCTGAGACAAGGGCTGCCAAGGCTGAACGCACAAGTATAAGCTCAGAGGCGATCAGGGAGGGCATTTTAGGCCTGGCAGCTACACCACTAGAGCCTAAGTCGTGGAGCCCGCCCAAGGGCGATAAGAAGGGCCAGAAAGAGGCATTGGTTCTCATGGTGTCTGACGTCCATATGGGCGAGACAATTGACAAGGACCAGATGGGCGGCAGGAATACATTTGATAAAAAGATTTGCGGGAAAAGGCTGGAGCGCCTATTCCAGGGCGTCGTCAAAATGGGGACTGTCCACTGGTCTGGGCCTCCTCCTGGCGTGATATATGTTATCCTTGGCGGTGATCTTATCAGTGGTGAAATTCACGAAGAATTAGCGAAGTCAAATGATCTACTTGCTATCCCCGCTGTCAGAGAGCTTGCAACACATCTCATATCTGGGATTGAATTGCTTCTCGAATCCTTTGACTGCGAGGTTCGAGTTGTCTCAGTTCCGGGCAACCATGGACGCACGACGCGTAAGCCGGAATCAAAAGGATTTGTCCTCAACTCCTACGACACCCTCGTCGCCTGGCTCGTCGAAAGCTGGTTCATGGCAAAAGGGACCAAACGGATATCATTTGCAGCGCCAGCGTCGGGTGATGCGTTAATAAATATCTGCGGTTGGAATTTCCTTTTCACACATGGAGATAGGATTGGGTCTCGGGGCGGCATGGGCATGGTTGGTCCTGCCGCAACGATCGCTAGGGGGATGCAAAGACTGATACAGGACTATGCTTCTGAACAGATCGTGATAGACTACATAATGGTAGGCCACTTTCACAGCTCAATGGAGCTAGAACAGGGGTTCGCAAATGGTAGTTTATCAGGCCCTAGCGAATACTCGCGATCTGGTCGTATGCGCTCTAGCCCTCCTAGCCAATGGCTTGTTAGCGTTCATCCAGAATATGGTGTCGCCAGACGTTGGAAACTCTTGGTTGGACACCCCAGTGAGGGTTCGGTATGCTCGGGACGAACGTCGAAAGCGTAGACCGTTTTAAAAAATGGCCCGTAGGAGCTGTAACTCCCACGAGCCCAACCACAGTCTAGGAGACAGACTAATGGCGTATAGAAATGATATCACTGCTGAATATTTACGGTCAATTTTAAACTACAATCCTGAAACTGGAATTTTTACATGGATTGTTGATAGGGGCAGGTGCTATAAAGCCGGATCTGTTGCAGGAAATACAGATTTTTATGGATATATTCGCATAACAATTGATGGTAAAAAATACAAAGCTCATCGATTGGCTGAATTATACATGAATGGCGCATGGCCACCTCATCATATAGACCACATTAATCGCAATAAATCTGATAATAGGTTTTTAAATTTAAGACATGCTTCTCAATCGGAGAATGCTGCAAATTCCAAAGTAAAAGTTAATAATATAGCTGGGTTAAAGGGTGTGTCATTTATTGAAAAAAGAAACAAATACAGAGCAAGAATAGTAAAAAACGGTAAAGAAAAACATTTAGGATTTTTTAATTCACCTCAAGAAGCCAATGCCGCATATATTAAAGCAGCCGAAACACATTACGGCGAATACGCTAGAGGAAACTAACATGAGCGAATACGACGATGACGACATCCCAGAAATTGAGACATCAGACCTAGATGACTTCCCATTAGACGCCGTGGCGGCAAGGGTCGTTAGCTTTACCAAACTGCTGGCGCTTGTCGACCACATTAAGAACGAAGAGGCGCAGAAGGAAGCCATCATGATGCTAAAGGCTGTTAGGCGGTCGTTTAAGACGATCCCGACGGCTGACGAGGTTACGCCGATAAAGTCATAGCCTGACTATGTATTTTTGATGCTTTGTAAACTTCGTGCGTCATATTTGGCTCATATGGTGGCTTCGTGAGCCATATTTACTGCTCAGTAAAGTTTTTACATTTATTTATGCGTAGGTTGTTATTTCCACCGCTCGGTAAAATTATATTCCTTCTCTCCCAAAGCGCGGTAAGACGCCTCCCAATCTGCCGCATCGGTTCATAATGCTTTACGAGCATCAGCCACTAATATTTCCCATCTTTTATACTCAGGAACAACACTGTCGATGTCATTGTGTTCTACAATTCGTGCGACTAGTTGTTGCAACTCAGCAATGCGTTCGTCTCTTTGCTTTACCATAACACGATATGCACGGATGATACCCTCCAATTCTTCAACCCGTTCAGCCGCCTCGCCAAGCATTTTATGGCCAGTAGTGGTATGACCGAGGCGCAGCTTTTCAATCAGTGAAAGAGGAGTGGTCACTCTCCCTTCTCCAAATCTGATCTTTCCTCAAGATGATGCAAAATATCCTCGCCCTCTCTAATCAAATAGTCAGGTATCTCTGTTGTCATTGTCAGTTCATTGCGTCTTGCTTCCGGCGAACTGCCGTATTTAAACAACCTTTCCATCCAATATTCTAAGAACGCAATACGTCGTGACATACGTTTTCGGTTCCAGAGATAGGTGTCACACTCAAATTTCATTTGATGTTCTAGTTCTTTAGTCGTTTGTTCCATTTTTTGAAATTTAGAAATACACTCTTCCCAACGCTTTTCGTTTTCTATCAAAATGAATTGTTTTTCTGCCTCTAGTTCCGCAATTCTATGTTCATCATTCTTGGCTGCTGTTTCCATGTAAAGGCGATTAACCTCAAGTTTTGCAAGTTTATTTTGCAGCTCCTCTAAGGCATTTGCTGCATCGCATTCAGCTTCAGCGTCTCCCCATTTGGTTCTCAGTCTATTCACAATGTCTGAATAGTCGGTCATTTTGATGCCCTCACCGAACGTCTCAATTTCTTAAACTTCTTCTTTAATTTCTTTAGCTCCTTGGCGAGACCGCCAATAGG